AAGAAGCCCTATGATGAAGGCTTCTTTGTAACATGTAACGTACCAGTATATAGTCTCTACCATCTTGTACCTACAACGATATGTGATTCTTGGCCACGTTTAAACTCTACCGTGCAGCCCTTGTCTTTGGTAACTAGCACTGCTATATACATGCCAGTGATAAAGCTAAACACACAGCAAGCTATCAATAGTTTATAGTCCATCCATCGCCCCTTCAAACATAGAGAACGTACTACCAATACCACGGTTCACCTTTGGCTTTGGCTTCTGATAAGCATAGAATCCTGCTGGCCTGTTAGAGTTCATCACAATCGTTGCATGTGGGTTGCCTTCTACCTTGATGTAGACATCTTTACTAGGAACTTGATACTCTTTGCTCATTCTGCGCTCAAGTTTATACTTGGCTGCTGCTGCTTCTAGGTCTAGCTTTTTATCCACACTGGCAATGAAATCATAGCCGTAATATTTTTTGTTAGTTTTCTTGTAGAAGTAGCACATCTTCTTGCTCAGTGGACAGTAACCTTTGTGAACAGGAAACACATAGCCAGACTGTTTAAGTCTTTGCATGTCCTCTACGATACGCGCACCCTTCTCGCCAGTGAGTTCAATCAATTGCTTGGTTGATAATAGCTTATTCCCCAACGCTTCTAGTATTTTGATTCTGCGTTTCACTGCAATCACAGACATTACATAAGATTTCTTTGATGTTAAATTTGATTCACTCATTATAGTTTCCTTATAGTGGTGGGGTACTCACGGGTTCAATAAAATAATCACAAGATATTGAGGCCTGGGCCACCAGACTAACTGCTTTCCCCCATAAATGGTGGACTACTCACACACCCCCTGCATGCTTTCGTCCGTAAACTATGCCTATAGTTGCATATAGGACTAGCGTTATCGTACGCTTCTACGAAACATCACATAGTGAAAGTAGTTCTGCAAATTAGGCTATGCTGTTCTGCTACCGTTCTCCCACCTGTAGCTGGGGTTATGAAATTACTACTGTGTTTATAGTGTTATCGCTTCACTTAATTAAAAGGCACGTCGTCCTCAAAAGGTTCCGTCGGGTCAGGCTGATAAGCATTCGCTTTAGCTGGCTCTTTAGCTTCTGATAATTCTTTCTTACCCAACAAAGTAATATCATTCACACGAAGGTCTAGAGACGATTTCTCCACACCATCCTTGTCTTTGTATACTCGCTGAGAGAACTCACCGTTTAGGCCTATCTGCGTTCCTTTTGTGAGCATTGGCGCAATAGTTTCTGCACGTTTGCCAAACAAGCTACAGTTAAGCCATGTTGTTGTACGTTTATCTCCGTAACCAGATGACAATGCAAAGCTAAAACTTGCTACTGGTGTTTGGTCTGGTAAGAAACGCACTTCTGCATCTCTACCTACGTTACCGATTGCTGATAAGTTATTCATTATTGCTCCTAAAAATTATATTCTAAATCGTTTGGTACTGCTAAGTTAATCCAACCATCAAACTCCACTGGCAGCATATCAATTCTGATTGCCATGCCACCTGTTCTAGTCTCTACAGTCTCGCCAATTTTAATCCAACGATTCTTCATTTTACCACTGCCGTCCCTGTATTGACCATTCTTTGCAACTAGATTCAAGTGTTCGTATTGCATCATTATTCCTTAATAACAAAAAGTTCCTGTTGGTGTAGTCACACATTTAAGAACTCTACCATCTGGCATCTTGACTGGCTCAAAAATATCTGTGCCGTTCATCAATGTTAATGCAAGTATTAGGGCCATCATTTTTCGCCACGCAATCTAGCAATCACTTGCTCCACTTCTTGGTCAAACTCAATGACCTTTGCCTCTAGCTCTGCAATGTAGGCATCATCACGTTCATAACGCTTGATGAATAACTGCATGTCCTTTGGCAATTCTGGACAGAATGAGATGAAGTCTACCCATTTGCTGTGTGTGCAAGCCATCTGCCATGCCATTTGCGGCATATATTTTGTTGGCACTTTATCATCTAATAAATACTTAATATGCGTCTTAGCCATTGGGCATTTAATTTCGATAAGCCCTTCACCAATAATTCCATCAGGACTAGCCCCTGCATTCTTGATGGTAGGATGGTCAATGAATGGCACTTGCTTAACAAACTCGTTACGTTCTACTTCATACCATGCTCTAGCAAATGGCTCTAGTTCTGTGCCACGTTCCATGTGTGCATTGGTATAGCTTTCTGTAGGCTTGCCTGTCAATCGTTCGCATACTAACTCAATGCGATAGTCTGCTCTGCTTGCTGCTTCACCAGTCTTGATTTGTGCCATCACATCTGCAATGCGTGATGCTGTAATCTTACCTAGTCGCATCTGCAACCATGCTTCACTTCCCTGTTCAATCGTTTCCATTATTGTATCCTCGGCATTGGTTTACTTAATAAATACTTGTGTCCTAGTTGTTGCTTTAGTAACTCCACCTGCTCATTACGTTTTGCAATAGCTTCTGCTGGTGGTGGAGATAGTTTACGAAAGTCTACGATTTGCTCAGACATGTTATTAACCCTCGAATAATGAAGCAATCTCTTTAGCTCTAGCAATCACTAAGGCTTCTGCTTTCTTGTCGCCTTGACAATCTGCCATTGCCTTCTTGTATGCCACCTTGAGTGCATCTTTATCTGCTGCCTTCCCCATCTCAAGCAAGATACTATCTGCATCTACATCAATAGAAGGCAAGTCCTCGCCTGCATATATGTATAAGCCAATACCAAAGCAAGCAATACACTTAGCTAGGCAACGCATTGTTGCATCACTAATCTTACGAGCATCAGGGTTAGCAATAGCATTATTGCGGTTATCCATCACTGGCAACTGCATCTTCATTGTCTTGCCTAGTGCTGTCACGTTGCAGAATACCATCACTGATTCGCCAAAGTATTTAGGCTCTGGAAATTCCCATGTAGCTGATGGGTCTTGCAATAGTAACTGGTCAACAGCCCATGTCCATGATAGGTATGTAAGCTGACCTTTCTTTTCTGTGTGTTCGTTTACGTTAATCTTGCGTAGTTCTGCGTATGTAGTCATAATCGTTTCCTGTTGTTGTTTAAGTTCGTCCATTACTTCTGCTTGAAATTGTTGCTCACTCATCATAATTTCCTTCTGAAACTATTTTTTGTGCTTCTAAAATTTTATAATACAAAGCATCTATAGCATCTTTTTCAGATTCAAAAGTTCCAATGTTTTCGTGTCTATTCCAATCTGCAATATCATAGCCACCAAGTTCAATGCTTATTGTTTCATTAGGATTAAAATAAACAGTCATTGAATATGAACTTATTTTAGATGCTCCAGTTATATCTCTAAGTTTAAGAAATTCTTTATGCAAACTTCCTAATGTATGTTTACTCATAGCATTGAGCCTTCCAATGCAATAATCTCATCTTCTAACGCATCCATAACACGTTTAGATAGCAGCTCCTCAATATTGATTGTGCTGTCTGTAGTCTCTACAGAATGGATTGTTACTGAGTATGTAGTAGGGCTGTCGCCTGTTCCGTATGGGTCTACCTCAATCTCGCATTCGTATATAACATCTAGTTCAATACCGAATACTTCAAAGGTCTCTAGTGTGCCGTCTTGTATAGCCATCATCGTTTCCTCATAGTTAGTAGCAAGTCGCTACGGTTTGAATAATATATATCTACAAGCTATCTGCATAATGATTTATTTTTATCAATCTGTCAAGTTCAATAAGAATTGTTTATCGTCAACTAGATTGCAATGTAATAATATGACCTAGGGCTAGGTTATGCAGACCGAAAAGATGAAACCGTTATCATCCTGCCCAACCTCTTGTAACGGAAAACTGAACGGAGTTTTGTATGCACTACTACCAACATCACATAGGGGACTATCGTAAAGATACCTCGCACCTATCATTGCTAGAGCATGGTATATATCGCCAGCTACTAGACTTATATTATCTTTCAGAGAAGCCACTAGATGCGAACGCATTGCGTTTGATATGCGCCCGTACAGAAGAAGAGCAGGCAATAACTTTACAATTGCTTGATGAGTTCTTTACAAAGAAAGGCAACAAGTATTACCACAAGATGCGACGCAGAGATTATCGCGTATCATGGTAAGAAAATCAAGGCAAAAGCTAGTGCTGAAATAAGATGGAATAAAAACAGTAAGTTACAGGATGCGAACGCATTGCCAACGGATAGCGAACGCAATGCTAACCATAAACCAATAACCATTAACCATAAACCATTAACCAATATAAATACATACACCGAAGATTTTGCAATCTTCTGGTCTGCCTATCCAACTAAGACTGCAAAAGATGCTGCATTCAAAGCATGGAAAAAGGTTAAGCCTAACTTAGATGATGTGATGACTGCTTTATCATGGCAAAGAGACTGTGAGCAATGGCGCAAAGGGTTCATTCCTAATCCATCTACTTATTTAAATCAAGGTCGCTGGAAAGATGAAGCGCCAGTCGAGGAGTTATGGTAATGATTGAACATGACAAACTGCCATTCAAAAAGATGATGAATGCTTTAACTACAAACTATGGTAAGCCTGACCTAGACATCGAGATGCTTCGCTTGTGGTGGGGTAAGCTAAAGGTCTATGAGTTTCGCATGGTATCTACAGCACTGAGCAAGTGGATAGGCGCTAACAAGAAGATGCCAACCATTGCAGATGTGATAGAGCTATGCAAGGCACAAGAGCAACGCGTATTCAGTGTGGCATTGCCTCGCAAGTACACGGAAGAAGAAAAGCAAGCCAATCAAGAACGGCTTGACAACATGAGAAAACAATTGGGATGGACTAAACATGACTAAAGACGAAGCATTGAAGATTGAGAATAGCGATTTTAACAACTGCACAAAACAAGAATTATTTGAATATATAGTGGTATTACGAGAAGCACTAGAACAACAAGAGATAGGTGAAGCTGAAATTAAGCAAATGCTTAATGATATTGAGTATTACCAAAATCGTGTTGAAGAATTAGAACAAGCGCTCAAGGGAGGTGTTAAATGAGTGCAGGGTATGGGTTCTTACATGGCTTAGTTTGTAGTTGTTGTTTCTTAACAGGTATGTTCGTTGGGTTTTTATTATGGGGGTTGAAATGAATAGCAAAGACGAAGCATTAAAGATGGCGATTGAAGCGTTAGAGGTTGCTTATGATAAAGAAGATGATGGATACAATGCTTTAATGTATATGAAAATGTTAGATGCAATCAACGCTTGCAAAGAAGCACTAGAACAACCAGCGCAAGAACCTTTAACTAGGGCGCAACAAGTTATTCGTGCAAATAATAAAGCACTAGAACAACCAGCGCAAGAGCCTGTGGCTTATGTAAATAATAAGTTTAACGATTGTGGCATTGATTGGAGAATAAATCCTGAAGATTTAGAAGAAAGAACCCCACTCTACACCCACCCTCATCAATGGAAAGGATTAACTGATGATGAGATATTAGAGAGAGCAGCGCAAATAATGGTAGCTAAACATTATGATAAGGAAAAGAATACATGAACTACCTGACAATTCGTGAGCAACAAGTGCTAGAGGTATTTAGCAAAGGGCTAAGACGCAACAAGATACTAGCGCGTGAGCTTGGTATTACGG